CGTCCGTAAGGAAAACTGGGGCATCAAGCGCGGTGTGCTGCTGGGGCGTCCGGATACACCGGAGCCATGGGCGGCGCTGGATGAAATCATTACTAAGGTTTACCGGTACGAAAACGGCAAGGGCCTGCGGATCAGCATGACGTTTGTCGATGACGGCGGTCACTTCACGCAGGAAGTCCGTTTGAACTGCGCCCAGCGCTTCGGTCAGCGCGTGTTTGACTGCAAGGGCTACGGCGGAGACGGCCGGCCTTACACTTCCCCGCCCAAAAAGGTCAAGATCGTGATCCGGGGAAAGATACTCGGCGAGTGCTGGCAGTATCCCCTTGGCGTTGACGCGGGGAAACAGATGATCATGGACGGGCTGAAGATCCAGACGCCCGGCCCGCGATACTGTCATTTTCCGCTGAACCCGGAAGCCGGATATGAGCACCGATTCTTCGTCGGGCTGCTGTCCGAGCATCTGGTGTACAAGGAACACAACAAGAACCCATGGGTGTGGGAGAAGATCCCTGGACACGAGCGAAACGAAGCGCTCGACTGTCGTAACTACGCAATGGCCGCTTTTACGGCCTTAGCGCCCGATATGGACGCCTTACTCCGGAGGGCGAGCGGCAACACGTCCGAACCTCCGAAGGCACCCATACGGGCCAAATCCTCCGCAACGCGGAGCAATCCTATGGAACAGATGGAGCGGCGCATGAACGAGCTGCTTGACTGGTAAGGAGTGGAAGCGCATGGACAGAAGCACGGTAGAAGAACGGCTCGCCTACTGGAAAGAGCACCTGGGCCGTCTGATGGACGCATACGTCGCACTGATCGAGGGCGGCGTGAAGAACTACAAGATTGATGACCGCGAGCTGACCCGCTTTGACCTGCCGAGCCTGAAGAAGGCCATTGATGACGCGGAGAAAAAAGTGGATCAGTACGAAGCCATGCTGGAGGGCTTGAAGCCGCGCCGGGCGTTTGCAGTTGTTCCCCGGGATTATTAAGGGGTATCGCTGGCGCCTGGCTTGCCACGCTGGCTTTATCTATTGGTCACCGCGCGGAGTTTTGTCTCCTTTCGCCGCAGGTGGCCTTTCATTTTGCAAAGATAGGAGGTGGTAAACGTGGAGGAAAAATTCAGACCGCAGGCCAGCGGATATTCTGACGCCGGCGCGAGCACGGTCCGGAGATCCATGAAAGGGTTTACTGCCCGGTCATCCTCCCCGAACGAGGATATCAACTGGAACAATTTCACGCTCCGGCAACGCGGCCGGATGCTCTACATGTCCTCACCGGTGGCGCGGTCGGCGATCCAGACCAACAAGACGAAGGTCGTTGGCACCGGCCTGATGCCGAAGTGTTCGATCGACGCGGAATTCCTGCACATGACGCCGGAAGCGGCGAAGGAATGGCAGAAGAAAACCGAGCGTGAGTTTGCCGTATGGGCGGGCAAACGCGAGAACTGCGACGCCATCGGCATGAACAACTTCGCCGGGCTGCAGCAGCTGGCGGTGAGTTCCTGGCTTCCGAACGGAGACGTGATCGCGCTGATTCAGCGGGATTTTGACACGAATCCGCTGCTGAATCCCTATTCCCTGCGGATTCACATGATCGAAGCCGACCGGATCAGCACGCCGCAGAGCGCAAAGCCCATCGCCGGCGGGATGCGGACAGACGGGATCAACCAGAAGAACAAGAACCCGATCTATGACGGCGTTGAGGTCGACAGGAAAACCGGCCGGGTTGTGGCCTACTGGATCTGCAATGTGTACCCGAATCAGATGCTGCGGCAGTACGACAAGGTCAAATGGACCCGTGTCAAGGCATTCAACAAGGATACCGGATTGCTGAACGTGCTGCACATCATGGACAGTGAGCGCCCGGATCAGTACCGCGGCGTGAGCTATCTGGCGCCTGTGATCGAATACCTGCTGAACATCTCCAGGTATACACAGTCTGAGCTGATGTCGGCGATGATTCAGTCCTTCTTCACGGCATATATCAAGACGGAAACAGACCCGAGTCAGATTCCCTTCAACGAAGCGAGCTACGGTGACGATGACGATCCGAACATGCCGCCGGATCGGGACATCACCGACAACTCCAATGAATACCAGATGGGACCCGGGCAGATTATTCACCTGAAGCCCGGCGAGGATGTGGTATTCGGTGAGCCGCATATCCCGTCCACGGGCTTCGAGACGTTCGTCAAGACGATTTGCAAGTCCATCGGCGCGGCGCTGGAAATCCCATACGACACGCTGATGAAGGAGTTCAACGCTTCCTACTCAGCGAGCCGGGCAGCACTGATGGAAGCCTGGGAAGCCTTCCGGATTCGCCGCGAGTGGCTGGTGAGCCAGTTCTGTCAGCCGGTGTATGAAATCTGGCTTGCGGAAGCGGTCGCCCTGGGGCGGATCAACGCACCCGGATTCTTCATCGATCCGGCTGTCCGCGCGGCGTGGTGCCGTGTGCAGTGGCTCGGACCGGTGCAGGGCCACCTGGATCCCACCAAGGAAGTCAAAGCCGATATTCTGGCGGTTCAGCACGGGTTCAAGACCCACGAACAGGTCACCCGCGAATACGGCGGCGGCGATTGGAATGAAAACATGGAACGGCTGAAACAGGAAATGGAGACGCTGGAGGACGCTGGTCTGGGTGGACATTCCGACAATTTCCAGAATGAACCGGATCTGAATCCCGAAAACGATCCGGGCGGAGGTGAAAACAATGCCTAAAACCAACCGAACCGTGCTGACGCGCAACGCCTACACCATGGCCGTTGTCGACGGAAAGCACGCGGAGATGACCCTGTACGGCGATATCGTGGAAAGCCGGCCGATCGACTGGTGGACCGACGAGCCCGTCGAGGGCAATTTCATCATCCAGGATGAATTCCTGGCAGACCTTGAGACCATCAAGGACGCGGAGGATCTGACGATCCATCTGAACAGCTGCGGCGGTGACGCCTTCGTTTCGCTGGCGATTCACAACCGGCTGAAAGAGTTGTCCGCTGCCGGCATGGACACGACCTGTATCGTGGATGCCTGCGCGATGAGCGGCGGGAGCCTGATCATGTGCGCGTGCAACCACGTCAAGGTGAATCCGTCCTCGCTGATCCTGATCCATGACTGCTGGTCGTTCGCGTGGGACCGTTTCAATTCGACGAAGCTCAGGAAGCTGGCAGATGATCTGGACGTGATCAATGAGAGCCAGGCGGAGATCTATGCGGCGAAGACCGGGAAGGAACACGACGAGCTGCGGGGCATGATGCAGAAAGAGACGCTCATGACCGGCCGGAAAGCCTACGAGCTGGGCTTTGCGGATGAGCTGATCGAGGACGCTGCTGATCCGGATATCGAGGTCAGCGCGGATCACAGAACCCTGTTCGTGCAGGGACGCCGCATGAAGTTTGCGGCAATGGGCGAGCTGCCGGAAGGCATCCGCGTCCATGAGGAGGTTGAAACCGTTCCGGAAACGGACGGTGGAGATAATCCAAAGCCTGAAGCTGAAGCTTCAGCCAATAACAAAGGAGGTAATCCCATGACTTTGGAAGAGCTCAGGCAGAGCGATCCCGAAGCGGCCGAAGCTTTGATTGCAGAAGCTCAGGCCAGCGTCAGCCATGAGGAAGCCGTTCGCGCCGAACGTCAGCGGATCGCTGAGATCGACGCGGTGGCCAGTCTGTATGACGCGGAAATCGTGAAAGCGGCGAAGTATGGCGAGAATCCCTGCACCGCGCAGGAGATGACATACCGTGCCGCTCAGGAAATGGTGAAGACCGGAAAGACCTTTCTGAACCAGATGAAAACTGGATATCAGGAAGACGGCGCCGGCGCTGTTTCCGCTGCCCCCGCGCCCGAAGAGGACGCAAAAGCCGAGACCGCTGACGAGCGCAAAGCCCTCGGGCTTGCGATGGCTCGCAAGCTGGCCGGTGAAAAAACTGAGGAGGTGTAAGAAACCATGACCCGTGATCTGCATGAGAAACTGGGTACCGTAACTCCGGAGAATCTGTTCGCCAAGCTCGATCCGCCCGCTCTGAAAGAAGCGGGCGTTATTCGTAAGCTGGGAACCGCCGGAACACTGAAGCGCGGCACCCTGCTGGCGAAATCCTCCGGATCCGCCGGCGACGGCAAGCTGGTCATCTTCGGAACGACCGCTGCCACCAATGAAACCCTGACCGCCGATTGCGTCCTCGCTGAGGATATCGCTGTCGGCACTGCCAACGATGAGAACGCGCTGATCTACATCACGGGCAACTTCAATGAAGATGCTCTGATCATGGCTTCCGGCGCTTCTCTGACGGAAGATGACCGGACTGCTCTGCGCGTGCGCGGAATCATTCTGGGATCTTCTCAGACCGAGAACGTACAGTAAGAGGAGGTAAACGACCATGTCACTTAATGTGAACATTTTGGATTCCTACTATATGGCAGGTCTCTGGGAAGGACTTTCTCCCGTGAATACCTTCTTCCGTGATCGCTACTTCCCGACCGGCGCCGGCGATATCTTCGCTGCCGACAAGATACTCTGCGAGTACCGCGACGGAGATAACGACATGGCTCCCTTCATGGTCCTCGACGCGGATCCGATCAACGTGAAGCGCGAAGGATATGAAATCCATGACTACTCTCCGGTCTGCATCAAGCAGTCCCGGAATCTGACCGCCGATCAGCTGAAACAGCGCGGATTCGGCGAAGCGATCCTGACCGACAGCACGGAAGAAGAACGCGCCGCGAAGCTCGTCCAGGAAGACCTGGCCCTGCTGGAGCGCCGGTTCGTAAGGTCTGAAGAATGGCTTTGTGCCCAGACCATGATCAACAACGGCTTCACCGTGAATGAAATGCTTGACGCAAAGACCGTCGGCAAGCAGGCCGCTGTGAAGTTCTATGACCCCAACATCGGAAACGATGGCGCCTACAACATCGGTACCCAGTGGACCACTTCCACCGGATGGACCGAAATCGTTGAAGACGTCCGGAATATGTGCCGGAGCCTGAGCCGCCGCGGCCTGCCCGCCAAGGATCTGGTCGTTGGTCAGGCGGTTGCTGACATCCTGCTGGCCAATACGGACTTCCGTGAACTGGTCAACAAGATGAGCGGTATCATCATCTCTTCACCGATCGTCCAGGAACTGACGAAGTATGACGGCGTTTCCCTGCTGAGCGTCATCAACTTCGGCGGATACAACCTGAACGTCATCGTGGTGGATGAACAGTATCGCGGTCTGGACAGCTCCAACCCGCCCGTGCCCACCTGGAAGAACCTGTTCCCCGCTGCCGGCATGATGGTCACTGCGCCCGAAGCCGGTCATCTGATGTACGCTCACATTGTCCACATGGACGATGCCGGCAACATCGAGACCATCAAGGGCAAGCGTGTGCCTGATCTGTTCGTTGACCGGAAACGCAAGATCCGCGAGATCATCCTCGAGAGCCGGCCCTTCGCTGCTCCGAAGAACTACAGCCCGTGGATTTATGCCGCGAACGTGGTTGCCTGATGAAGGCAGGAAAGGAGACGAACCATGGTTATTCGCGCACTTCAAGTCCTCGGCGTAAGGGCCAAGGACGGAACCGGTCCGATTTACCCCGGATCGAACGCTGACGTTGACGATAAAGCCGCCGAACGCTTCATTGCGGTTGGCGCAGCTATCAAAGCGTCGCGCCTTGCGCCTGTGGCTCCAATCCAGGCGGGTGACGCACCGGAGACGGGCGTCAACCCATCCGACACCGGAAACGCCGGGAATGAGCCCTCAGACGCCAGAAATGAGATCACCGACACTGAAGATCTCGGGAAGCTGGAAGACATGAGCTTCAATCAGCTGAAGGAGATGGCGAAGGGTCTGGGGATCGACACCGGCAAGATCAAGAGCAAAGCGGGCATGATCGCGGCGATTGAGGACGCGGCCACCGGCATTCCTGCCGACGGAGACGTCCCGCCCGTGTTCGATGCCCAGGAAGTGATTGATGAATGAGCTTCCGTGAAATGGTAGCACAGGACAATCACACGGTCTTCAGCAATACGGCAGAGTTCGCCGACCTCCGGACGGTCTGGTACGATGGCGACAAGTACGAGGAAGTACCGGTCACCATGACCCAGCTGAAGGAACAGGACAGAACCGTCGTATCGCAGAAGGACCACGCCCAGG